ACATCTTGTGTTTTGTCAAAATCTAAATCAACGTGAATAAAAGTGTCTGCAATCCCTATTCTTGTAAAGCCAACGCTTAAAAGTGATTCAATTATTTTAAATCTAGTAGTACTGTCTGTTGCTTTTATATCTACTGCTAACCCTTTAATATGGCTTGATGTAGGGTTTTTTATAGACTCAGGATGCGTTGGACTTCTATATGCTGAGTTAATAAAAAATGGAATTCCAGCAAACTCTCGCGCTTCATCTAATACAAATAAAAATTCATTATTCATATTTGTTTCAATTTCTTTAAAATACTTACTCATTTAATCAAAAATGTTTATTATTTTCCAAACTAAACCACCAATAAAAGTTAGTAAAGTAACGCTAATTGCAACCTTTGCTGCTGTTATCTTTTCTGTCAATTCTATTTTATCTACTCTCTCAGATATTACTCCAACCTCGTAAACCAATCCTTTTTTATCAGTCTTTTCATCATTCTCTAAAATGTCAGAAATACGCTGGTTGAATAGTTCTTGTTTGTTAAAAAAGGTAGAAAAATCTGCAGCCATTCTATATTGAATTGCTGCCATTGCTTTCTGTTCTTCACGTATTTCTGAAATAAGTTCTTTTTCTGTCATTATTCAAATGGATTTATTCCTTTTTTTAATAAAACTTTAGACCAATCTAACTCCTTGTCGTAGTAGTCAATTTGAACAAACTGAGTCTCCATACATTGAGTAGGCAGAATTGAGCCATAAGCCTTTATTTGTGTTCTTTTGCTATCCCAACATATAAACCAAGTTTTAGGAACGGGATAACAAACAATTGTATTTTTTAGTTTTTTTAATTCAGCCATAATTTTTTTTTAAGCAATCCCTCCGTCTGTTATTGTCCAATTAAAAATATTAATTAATGATGTTCTTGCAGCTTCTGCTGCTGCTCCTCCAGTATATTCTGAATTACCAAAGTTTATGCTTATAGATGGTGTGTATCCACTACCATTCGGAAATGCTGCTTGGAGTGTTGCCTCCCAACCAATCAAAATGGCATCGTAATTTGATGTTGAAAAAGTAGTATTTTGTGCAAAACTTGTGAAATTTGTCGCGCTTGTTATATCCCACGATGATAAATTTTGGTCAACGTTTGTATCTCTTATTGCTAAACTAAAATTTGTTACACTTCCAACATCAATCGAACCCAATCCAACACCCGTATAAGATGAAGAGCCAAAAAAAGCGACATCAATTCTTGTAACATTTGAAAAATCCCAATTTGTAAGATTGCCGTTAAAAGATGAACTTCTAAACGTACCACTCATTCGAGTGACATTTGACCAATTAGGAAAATCTGTAGCTGTCCAATCGCAATTTGAAACACCATAAAATGCTTTGTTTTGACTAGAACCCCAAGCAATAGTTCCCCATTGTTTAACTTTTATTAGTTTGAGTTTATCCCCGCTATTATTAAAGAAAATTTGAGGAAATGTTCCGCTTATACTCACATCATAATCTCCAGCGCTTGCAAAAGTTATTGTTTGACCTCCAGTAACACCAGTAAAAGTCTGACCATCTGAGGTGCTGATGTCGTAATTGTAGACTCCTGAACCTGTTGGTATTGTGATTGTTTCATTTGAAGAAGTTGTTCTCCAGGTCGTGATAAAAGAAGTTGTGTCTCCGCTTGAAAAAACTAAATTAGCTCCTACATAGGCTTTTATTATCTCGGTAGCACCTAGATATGCTTTTGTGATTGTTGCAGCTCCTATTTTAAAACTCATATTATCCGACTATTAAGTAAAATGTTGTTGCTACTGGACTTCCAGCATCATACTCAGCTTGAGTCAAACTAACAACATTGTAAACTAAATCGCTTCCAGTAGGTTCGGATGTAGTTTTTGAGTTAATAGTATTTACTTCTGCATCAGCCTCAATGCCTCCTAGCTTTGTACTTGAAGCACTATCAAAAGAAACTTTAGCAGTATTTGCCACAACGTCTGAGTTTGCAGATACTAACGCTTCTGTATAGCCTACCTTTGCGTTGTTCGTTGTGATGTCGCTCGCTTGTGCTGTTGTGATTCCAACCTTTGCAGTATTTAAATCTATCTGAGATTGTTTTGCTATTAAATCATCTGCAATTTCGACAAGATTAGTACCAACTCTAGTAGCTGTATTTGCACCAGTCGCGGTTTCATCTCTTATAACAATTGCGTTACTTTTTATGCTCATAATTTTTAATTAAATGTAGTGTCAAATGTTAATCCAAATACATTAATTTGCTCAACTAATTGCTCTACTTTGTTTGAAATTTCTATTATACCACGAAAATAAGTATAATCTTTTAAATCGTCTGTGACATATGAAACGCCCTCATTTACGCTAGTGTAAACATTAAAGTTATCGCTTGACAAGTCAATATAATTAGCCGACCGTGTTCGTACTTGCTCCAGGCATTTAGATATCATTAAATTAGTATCTAACTCTCCGCCATCGTCTGAATAAAATTTACTTATACATTCAATCCTTGTGATTACTTCAGTATTGAAAGAGTCTTGATTTTCGTCTGTTTCGTTAATAGATACTGAATAGACTCTAATTAATGGATATGAGGCGCTCGTTGGTATTCTGCCGTAAATTGGAACAGTAACGCCGTCAATTGTTACAGCTCCTGTTAGTTTATTAATTATCGCCTTTCTTACAAATCTAATAGGATCTAACATATTATTTAATTGCCTTTTTAATTTGAATCTCTAAGCGATTCAATAATTTTTTTAATCCTATTCTAGCCGATCCGAAAAAAAACGGCTGAGGTTTCATAAATCCGTCTGTCTTGCCTTTAAATTGTGCCGCGTAGCTCTTAGGTATTCCAAGTTCTACCATATCGTCAAAATTTACAAATCCACCAGTACCAAACTCAACGTAAGGAGCGTATTTTGCTCCAGCAATTACCTCAACGCTTTTGCCTTGCTTTTCTGACCTTATAGATTGTCTTAATGTTCCCTTGTCTACTGGCGAATTCTTTTTAGCAATTCTTGCAATATCTAAACCAGCAGCGCCTAACTCATTGGATAGAACTTTGCTATCTAATAAAGACAATTTGTTTAATTTTTGTCTTAATCTAGTTAAATCTTTTTGATCTATTTTTATATTATTGCTCATTCAGACTTTGTCGCTAACAATTTAGAGTAAAAGTCTAAGTCAAACTCAAATTTTTCATTAATTCGGTATTTCTGTGATCCGTTTTCTAAAATAAAGATATCGCCTATATTAATTAAATCGGCGGTATTTTTACGCACTTTTATTTCAATTTGCGTGTCTTGTGTTCTTTTGCCTAGTTTGTCGCTTACAATGCCGCTAATTTGCGTTAAATTACACCATATAGTAGATAAGTTAGTTAAACTAGAATTAAATCCACCAAAACCGTCGGAAACTTTTGTAAGTCGCTGAATTGTTATTTTAGAATTTAATTTACCGGCATCCATTAAATAAACATTGTTTTATAAGAAGTTAAAATAGTAGTCGTAGATGTTGGTATATCTTGCACTATTGTACCGGTCTTAAAATCTGACCTATTATCGTAGTAAGTAGATATTAATTGTAACATAGCTTGTTTAATTAACGAGTCGTTTAAACCTAAAGTTATGTATGTGCTTTTAACGTTTTCTGCTAAAGATGAATCTAACTCTATTGTTTCATTATCTAAACCTAAAATTTTGTAATCTGTTGTGGCTGTTCCGTCGATTGTTATTTCTGAAATACTAGCAACTGGCCCAAATGGCAAGTCGTAAACGCCGTTAGTATGGCTTAAATAATACGTTCTATTTTTTGCAATTATATCTTTCGAGATATAATTTTCGCACCATATACGCGCTTGTGTAATCATTGCTAAAATTATACTATCGTCTGAGCTTGTATCTATACGAACGTAATCCTTAACTTCTTGCGTTGTTAATATTTCTGTTCCAGTAGTTGAGTTTATTTTAACTTCTCGCCTCATCTTTTTTAGTTTCTGTAAATTCTTAACTTTAGCTCTTTAGTTTCGAAAGGAGTTTTATTTTTCTTTTTTCTAATTTTATCGCCTAAACCTTTTTTGATCCAATTATTAGCAATATTATCAGGCAAATCTATTGTATCGCCTTCTTTGTATCGCTTGCCATCTCTTAAAAGTGATTGTAAAATAATTATTTTCATAATTTTAATTTGTGTAAAGATAAAAAAAAAGCACCACATTAAAATAGTGGCGCTTTTAAACAAAAAACAAATAGAAACTTAAACTATTTCAAAGTTATTAAAAAATTTTAAATACTTTTTTGACGATATTTCTAAAGACTTTGGAACATCTTTATTTTTAAAAATAAAAAAACCTTTTTTTTGTTGTGAGTAGATTGCAAAGTAATCTACATCTTTTTTAGTGTATGATTTTCCGGCGTTATCTCGTAAATGGACTCGTTGCCTTGGTCTATGTTCCTGGACTGACTTAATTTGTATTTTAAATAGACCTTTAGGCGTTTGCACTATGCAATCATAAGGCGAAGAGTTGAGCAAAGGAAATAAAACATAAAATCCTTGCTCCATTGCTTTAGTAGCAAATTTATACTCGGCTAAACATCCTATTTGATTAGTATCCATATTTCAAAAATACAAATAAAAAAAATTAGTCATTATCAGATACAAATTTACAGCCGAATAAGGTTATTGTTTTTCTATGTTTTTTTACTCCGTTGTAGGAGAGTTTATTGTCTTTCGCATATTGGCTAATACTTTTTAAGTTAGCGTATATCTCTAATCGTTCAAAAAGTTG